GGAGGCGCTGCTCACCGTGGCGCGCGATTCCGAAGTGCAGGCGTGGGTGAAGTCTCTCGGCGCGCTGGCTCCCGTGAAGCGAGTCGCGTCGTGATCCGCCTGCTCGGCTGGCTCCTGTGCGCGCTGGACCGCCACGACTTCCCGGACGCACTCGGCAATGAGGGAGAGTAGGGTGAGCGCGCTGCACGAGGCTATGCTCTCGCGGCACAAGGACGACCTGCTCGTAGGAGAGTGCAAGGACGGTCCAACGTGGGACGCCAGCCACCTGCGCCTAGACTACTGGGTGCTCCGCCGGTCGTGGCGGAATCCAGCGATGATCGGCTACGAGGTCAAGAGCGGGCGCGCCGATTGGCTGAAAGATGACAAGTGGCGTGGCTATCTGCCGCTGTGCAACGAACTGTGGTTCGTGGCCGAGAAAAAGGATGCAATCAAAGAGTACGAGCTTCCGCCGGAAGTCGGGCTGCTGCGCCTTGCCGGCTCTCGGCTCGTGACCGTCCGACGTGCCGTGTGGCGAGAAATCCCGTTTCCGGAGTCGCTGGCAACCTATGTGCTCATGTGCAGAACGCGGATTGTGAACGACGTTCGGACGCCGGAAAGGAATCGGAAGGACGAATGGAAGGCGTGGTTGGAGGACCGCAACGAATCGAGGCTGGTCGGGCGCGCAGCCAGCAAGAAGATTCGCCGCGTGCTAGACGAGCGGGTGGGGTCCGTGGAGCGGGAGAACGCTAGGCTGCGGTCGGAGAACGAGCGGCTGTCCGCGCTCAAGGCGGCGCTCGACGAGCGGGGGATAAGGTGGAACGGCTGGGGCAAGCCAGAGCAGGTCGTGGACGAGCTGGCCGCCCCGACATGGGCGCGCCAGCAGGTGTCTTACGCCTACAAAGCGCTGGGCAGACTGCTCAATGGCGACCGGGAGCCGTCGTGAGCGTTACCCGCGCCGCCGCCCTTGCCCTCGCCGCGTGGGCCGCGCTCGTCGCCCTCGACCAGCGCACGCACCGCGCTCAAGGAGCCGAAGTGACCGCGCCTGCCGCAAAGCCGTGCTGGACCTGACCCTGACGTGACCGCCTTCCCCGTTTACCGGAAGCGATGCCCGGAGTGCGGCCGGGACTTCACGAAGGGGCGCGCCGCGCGCTACTGTGACCCGTGTCGGAAGAAGCTCAAGGCGTGGCGCAGGCGGCAACGCCGGGAGGTCGCGCGCGCGAAGCTCGGCCTGCATCCCCGGTGGAAGGCCGCTCGGCTCAAGCTCGGGCGCATGAAGCCGACGGCGGCGACCCGCAATAGATATCGTACCACGACCTGCGCCGACTGTGGCGTGACGTTCCTCGGCGGCGCACGGGCCGTCCGGTGCATCCCGTGCAACGACTCGCACCGGCGCGATTACCAGCGCATCCGGGACGCCGGCCGGACACGACAGGGGAGGGACGATGCTCCAGCGACGCACGCCGCTCGCACGTAGCCAACTGTCTGAGATGAGTCGGATTCCGCACCGGCGCGGGAACGCCGTCTCGAGACGTAACCGGCGCGAGTACGTCGCATACCTCGACGACCTATTCCGCGCTATCCTGATGACGACTCACGGCGCGGTGCGGATGCCCTGCGAGAACGGGCGTGGGTTCTACTGGTACGGCCGGTGCCTGCGCTGCTCGCGCGCGGGTCCGCTCTACGTCTCGCACATCGAACCGAAGGGGCAGTACCCGCATCTGCGGTGGAGGGAAGGGAACGCGTTCGCGTTCTGTTTCTACTGTCACATGCACTGGTGGCACAAGAACCCGCGCGATGCGTGGGCGTTCCGCGAGGCGCAGCTCGGGGCATCGGCGAGCGAGACGTTGGCGCTCGCGGCCCGGTCGGGGAAGGGGATGCGGAGCCGGGCACTCGACGTGTGCGCCATCGAGCACTACCTCCGGCAGCGGCTCCGGGCGCTCGCGCCTCGGGGCGTCGAGGGAATGGAGTTCTGATGTCGAAGGTAGCGGACGCGGCACGGTGGAACGGGCACTTCGGCGGTAAGCCGACGAATGCGATGGTCGCGCTCCGTCGCCGCGCTCGCGAGCGGGCGACCCGCATCGTGGCGGCGAATCAGGAGGAGGCGGTCCGCTTCCTCGTCTACGTCATGAATAATCCGAACGCCGCGTTGTCGGAACGGATACGCTGCGCGCTCGAACTCCTGAACCGGGGCGAGATGCCCGCGAAGTCGGCGTCGTTCCTCGGCGTCGGCACGAGCGAGGAACTGGACGCCATGTTCTCGTCGCCGAAGCTCGTCGTGCTCGGCAAGTTCGGCTCGGACAAGGCTCTCGAATCGGGCGCGGTCGTCGTCGAGGAAGGTAAGAACGGCGCGCCGGACGGAGACGCTCCGTGAGCGTCCAGATTCTCGACCCGGTCCAGCGTCCTGTGAAGGCGTGGCGTCCGGGCGAGGGCTTCGCGCCGAACTCGTGGGCGCAGGAGCGGTTCCTCGTCTCCGAAGCGCCGGAACTGCTCTACTCCGGGCATCGCGGCTCGTCGAAGTCGCGCACCATCTGCGAGAAGGCCGACCTCCTGTGCCGTCGCATCAACGGCGCTCGCATCGTGCTCTCGCGGAAGAAGCGCGAGCACATGGGCAAGACGACGCTCTCGACCCTGCTCACCGAGGTCATCTCACCGTCGCATCGTTCGTGGGGATGGCGACCTGCGGCGGACGGCGGCTCGACGCTCCACTACCCGAACGGGTCCGAGATTCTCTGCGCCGGGCTCGACAACCCGGGGCGCATGCTCTCGGGCGAGTTCATGGCGAACTACACCGACCAGTGCGAGGAACTTGAGGAGGACGAGTTCATCTCCATCGGCGGCTCGCTCCGGCAGCGGTACGGCACGCGCGGCGTCGTCATCCCGTTCCACCAGAACGGCGGCGCGTGCAACCCGGACGGTCCCGCGCACTTCCTGTTCAAGCGTTACCGGCCCGACCTCGCCGGACACTCGTCGAACTACGTCCAGCGCACGGACGAGACGACGCTGCTCCCGTCCGGCGACCGGCTCCCGGCCGGGCGCGTGCTCCGCGAGGTCATCGTCGCCGGGCTCAAGGACAATCTTGAGAACCTGCCCGTCGCCTATCAGGCGTGGCTCGCGTCGCTGACCGGACGCTACCGCGACCGCTTCGTGCTCGGCCTGTGGGTCGCCTTCGACGGCTACGTGTTCGACTGTTTCGACCCGCGCCTGCACGTCCGCGCCCGGCCCGCCGACTGGTGGAACGGCTACCCGCCGCCGACGTGGAAGCGATACCGGAGCATTGACTTCGGCTTCACGAACCCGTTCGTGTTCCAGTGGTGGGCGCGTTCGCCCGATGGCGTGTGGTGGCTCTACCGCGAGGTCTACCACTCGCAGCGGTTTATCCGCGAGCACCGCGAGACGATCCGTCAGTACGAAGCCGCCGAACTCGAGGCGCTCAATGCGTACATCGCGAAGCTCAACGACGACCGGACGGCGTTCCCGAAGCGCGAGACGATGAAACGCCTGTCGTTCGCGAACACGGTCGCCGACACCGAGAACGCCGAGAATCGCGCGCTGCTCGACGAACTCGGCATCCCGACGAACGCCGCCGTCAAGGACATAGAACCGGGCATCCAGACGCTCTACGAACTGCTCGCGCCTAAGACGGACCCGGCGACGAACGTCACGCGCGCCCGGCTGTACCTGTGCGAAGACGCCCGGCTGGAGGTAGACCAGCGGCTCGTCGAGCAGGGAAAGCCGACCTGCACGGCCGAGGAGTTCCCGCTCTACCAGCGGTCCCGGCGCAAGGCGACGGACCGGGACACGTCGGTCGCCGAGGCTCCGAAGAAGGGCGACGACCACGGCATAGACGCCGCCCGGTACGTTGTGCATACTGCCCGCGTCACGGGCGACCAGCGCGTCATCCGCCTGTTCGACCGGGCGGACCGCGAGGAGTCGCTGGACTGGTGAACGCTGCGGGGTAGCTCAGCGGCAGAGCGCCCGGTTCATACCCGGGAAGGCACGGGTTCGAGTCCCGTCCCCGCTACTATCTTCTCGGAGGCGAGTGAGCCCGACGGACCTGTTCCTGCTTATCCTCGCGGGCGCGGCAGGCGTCGCGCTCGGGCTCATCGTCATCGCCTTCTCGCTGGCTGTCGCATACATCGCCGGGGCCGCGCTCCTCCGCACCCTCGTGAAAGGGAACGGCCCGTGAGCCGATTCGCCCGTGAGCTCCGCCGCGCCGCCGTGCCGCTCGCTCGCCTCGTCGGGGCCGTGCCGTCCGCGCAGGCGCTCGGCCGCGTATTCCACTCCGGCATGCCGTTCGAGAGCCTCGACTTCAACTACGCGTTCAAGCTCATCCCGACCATCCAGTTCTGCGTCGAGATGTACCAGACCACGGTCGCCGCGACGCCGCTCCGGTTCTACTCCGGACATGGCGACACGAAGGAAGAACTCGAACGCGCGCCCGGCAACATCGTGGACCTGTGGGAGCGCGCGAACACCGAGGACACGGGGACCGACCTCGTCGAGCAAATCGTCGGCTCGCGACAGCTTCAAGGGAACGCGTACCTGTTCAAGGACTACATGGGCACGTCGCTCCCGAGGCAGTTCTGGTGCCTTGACCCGCTCAAGGTGAAGCCCATCGTCGGCGCGGGCCGTGGCGTCGTCGAGTACGAAGTGAACAACGGCGGCGCGACCGTCCGCGTGCCGCGCCAGCAGATTGTCCACTTCAAGCGATATGACCCCGACTTCGGCGTGGTCGGCGTCTCGCGCATCGGCTCGCTCCGGCTCGCCTACGAGACGCAGCGCGACGGCGCGCGGTTCATGCGCGCGTTCTACAAGCGCGGCGGAACGGTCGCCGGACACTACTCGACCGACCAGTCGCTCGACCCGGACGAGGTCGCGGCGCTCAAGAAAGACCTGCACGACCGCGTACAGGGACCGGAGCATGCGTGGGAGCCCGTCATCCTGCCGCGCAAGCTGCAGTTCGTGCGCGCCGGGCTCACGTTCGATGAAATGCAGTTCATCGAATCGGAGAAGCTCACGACCGAACAGATGCTCCGGGTGTTCCGCATCCATCCTATCCTCGCGTCGCAGAACGTCTCGGCCGGGCTCAACTCCGACGTGGCGAATACGGCTATGCTTATGTTCCTGCGCTTCGGCATCTTCCCCGAGGCGCGCGCCATCGCGATGACGCTGAACGAGCGGCTGCTCTCGAACGGCGAGTTCGGCCGCGACCTGTCGTGCGAGTTCGACTTCTCGAACGACCCCGTGCTCGTCGAGGCGTGGCTCAAGCAGGCAGAAGCGTGGTCGAAGGCGACGGGAGCGCCGGTCGCGACGCGCGCCGAGGCGCGTGACCGGCTCGGCCTGCCGGACCGGACCGACGAGTTCCCGACGCTCGACGAGCCGCTCGTGCCCATCGGCGTGACGACCGAGGGCGAGTTTTCCGCATCCGACGAAGCCGAACCGGAGCCCGTTCCGACGCCCGCCCCGGAGCCGGTCGCCGCGACGCGCGCGAAGGTCAGCCGCGACACGCTCCGACGTATCAGCGACCGTAAGCTCGCCGCGTTCGAGCGCACGTTCCGGGCAGAGGCGGTCCGTATGTTCCGACGGCAGCGGAACCGAGTCGTGGCCGGGCTCCGCACGCAGGATGGCCGGGCGACGCGCGCCGTGGACCTCGACGCGCTGCTCGCCACGCTGACGGACCCCGAGGACCTGCGCCGGGCGCGCCGCCTCGTGCGCGCCATCGTCCGCGACGCGGGTAATGCCGCCATCGCGGACCTCGCGCAGGACCTCGCGTTCAACCTCGCCGCGCAGGGGGTAGCCGATTTTATCGCCCGGCACGCGGCGGACTACGTCACGAACGTAAACGCCACGACTCGGGACGCGCTGCGCGAGGCGCTCCGGGAGGGCGTCGCGGAATCCGAGACGCTCGGCGACCTCATCGCCCGCGTGGACGACGTCTTCGACGGCCGTCGCCGGAACGCCGCGACCATCGCTAGAACCGAAACCGCGCCCGCGTATAACTTCGCCACGCAGGAGGCGTGGAAGCAGACCGGGGTCGTCGCCGAGAAGGAGTGGCTCACGGCCGGGGATGACGCGGTCCGCGACGAGCACGCGCAGGCGGACGGCCAGTCCGTGCCCATCGAGGACTCGTTCGTCGTCGGCGGCGAGCGGCTCGACTTCCCCGGCGACCCGTCCGGCTCGCCCGAGAACGTCATCAACTGCCGTTGCACGATGGTCCCGGTTGTGAGAAACATCTCCGACGACAAGGCGCGGCTCCCGGCCCGAATCGCCGCGCGCATGCGTCCTTCCGTCAACGGCCGCGCGCAGTCGTTCGAGGAGTGGCTCAATGGCGCCCCGTCCCGATGACGCCGCGACGTTCGTCGTCCCCGCAGGCAACGACCGCCGATTCGTGAAGTGCTCGTGCGGGGCGACGTTCGAGGTCCCGACGAACGCGCTATGCGTGACGTGCCATCGGTGCGGCATGACGTACTCCGGACCGCTCGGCGTCCAGCAGAGGTAACGATGTTCGTGCGCGCGATGCAGTACCAGCCGGGGAATCCGATGCTCGGGCGGTCGTTCGTCCTGCCGGGCTTCGAGGACCGCGCCGTGAAGGAGAAGCATCTCGACGCCATCCAGCAGTTCGCGCAGCGCGAGGTCCTCCCGGACGACATCGAGGTCCGGGGCATGTACCTCACGAACACGCAGCGCGACTTCTACTACTCGCGCTTCACGCGCGAGGCGCTGGAGGAACAGGCCGAACTCATCCCCGGCGCTCCGGTGATGCGCGGTCACCAATACACCGGGGCGGTCCCCGACGCGCGCTTCTTCGCCGCGCGCGTCGTCCGTATCGAGGACCCGTCGCTTCCGAAGCGCGACCAGTACTGGACCGAGTGCCTCTACTACATCCCGAAGGACGATGCGGGCGAGGACTACGTCCGGCGCGTAGACCTCGGTATCTACCGCGAGGTCAGCATCGGCTTCCGGCTCGCCGCCGCCCCGTGCTCAGTGTGCAAGCAGAACATCTGGGCGTGTCCGCACATCCCGGGCGAAATCTACGAGAAGCACGGCATCTGCGAGTGGGGCATGGAGGGCATAACCTCCGTGCTCGAAGGCTCGCAGGTGTTCCGGGGCGGGCAGAAAGACACGTCGAACTTCATCCCCGATGGATACGGCGAGGCGAAACTCCGTAGCGCGTTCGTCCCCGGGACCGACGACCTCGACGGTCGCCTGCTCCGCACGGTGAAGCTCGCGAACGGTGACTGCACACCGAAAACCTCGAGGTCGAGCTATCGCTCCTTCGAGGAGTTCTTCCGCTCGCAGGAGGGCAAGCGCGCGCTCGGCTTCGGCGTGCTCGTCGGCCAGCGCGGCGAGCGACAAAATACGCAGGCCGTCGTGTGCGCCCGGACCCGGTTCTCCGACCCGAAGCGTGCCGCCCGGTGGGTCCGCGACCACGACTTCCGCGCGGACAAGCGGAATGACAGCGACCAATCGTTCACGTTCGAACAGTTCCCCGAGGCGGCAGCCGAGTCCGGGACGTTCCGAAACATCGGTATAGACGACGGCGTGACCGCCCGGGTGTGCCGCATCAAGCAGGCCGAGTCGTCCGAGTTGGGACGCGCGGTTGACAGTAAGACGAGCTCCGCAGAGAGTTTCGAGTCGTGGCTCGCGCGGGAGTCACCGACTTCGTGAGCGTCCGCGTTCACAACCTCCCTCGGTAGGGAGCAGTAAAATGTTCAAGCGATTCTTCGACCCGGGCGGCGCGAAGGGCGGCGCACTCGTCGAGCTTCCGGCCCCCGACGTGGACACGGTGGACGGCATGAAGTCCGCCGTGAAGGCGCTCGTGGACGCGAGCAACCTCCTCATCGCTCGCGAGAAGTCCGGCCGCGTCGTAACCGAGGACGAGTGGAAGAAACTCGACGAAGGGCTCCGTGAACTGAGCGGAAAGCTCAAGGCCACGGAGGACCTGCTCCGGGCGAACAGTCCGACCGGCTCGGGCGCGCAGCAGGCGTTCCTGCTCGAGAAGGCCGCGCTCCGGCTCGACCCGCCCGACGACATCTCGGCCGCGCAGCGGAGCTACTACAACGTCGCTTCGCTGACGTTCGAGGAACTCGCCGGACTGTCGCACGTCTCGCGAGCGCAGCAGCGGGCGACCGGCGTATCCGAGCGGGTCGTGGACGCGTACTCGTCCCCGGGGGCGCTCGCGCTCCAGCGGGCGCAGGCGCGCTTCCACTACCTGAACGACCTGCTCCTGATGAAGGACGTGCTGCTCGCGAACGGCGCGAATCGCGGGCAGCGTGCGGACCTCCCGGCACGCCTCGCCCGGATGCAGGGATACCGGGAGTGGGCCGAGTACGAGCGCATCGTCGGCGAGTTCCAGAAGGCGTTCAACGAGACGACCGCCGGGGTCGGCCTGAACTGGGTCCCGACGATTCTGTCGGCGCAGATGATGGACCTCGTGCAGGTCGAGCTGCGGGTCGCCGCGCTGTTCCCGCAACTCACGATGACATCGAAGGTCCTCGACTGGCCTGTGCTCGGCGCGGACCTCGTCGCGTACCAGATGGGCGAGGCCACGGGTGACGCGTCGGCCGCGACCGGCACGGCTTCGACCGCGACCACGAACAAGAAGCCGTTCACTGCGCAGAAGCTCGGAGTACGCACCTACGCGTCGTCCGAGATTCTGGAGGACAGCATCGTCCCGATGCTCGAGTTCATCCTCGCCAACACGGCGAAGGCGCTCGCACGCGGCATCGAGGACGCCATCATCAACGGCGAATTCAACGCCGCGACGATGGACGGGACGACCTTCAATCCCGCCGGGGACGCGAAGCGCGTGTGGAACGGGCTTCGCTACTACAACTTCATCACCGCGTCCTACCCGGGCGACGTTGACGCGGCCGGAACGCTCACGTCGGCGAAGCTGCTCGACGCGCAACTCACGACCGGGGCGTTCGGCGCGACGCCTTCGATGTGGGCGTGGGTTGTCGGATTCCGTGGCATGAAGGCGCTCATGAAGCAGGCCGAAGTCATCACGCTGGAGAAGTTCGGCCCGAACGCGTCCATCCTCTCGGGGCAGGTCGCGAGTATCTTCGGTTCGCCCGTCATCCTGTCGGAGTTCGTGTTCGACCAGAAGACGACCGGCCTCTACGGCGACGGCACGGCCCGCAACTTCGGGTCGGTCATCGGCGTGCATCGCGGGGCGTTCGGCTTCGCGACGCGGCGCGGAATCTCGGTCAACGGGTCAACGGACCGGCACATTGACGCGGACCAGACCATCGTGGTCGGGACGACTCGGAACGACTTCCAGCCGTTCTTCACACCGTCGGCCTCGGTCGTGCCGACGTGCATCCTGTACAACTTCTCGTGACGTAGTCGGGCGCGGGGGCCGGCGCGGCGCGTTATACCGAGGGACGCGCGAGCGGGGTCCCCGCACCGGCAACGCGGAGCGCACATGCGGGTCAAGTTCATCGGCAACGTGAACAGTTCCTTCGGCTCTGTCCCGGCGGGCGTCATCGTGACGTTCCGCCCGGGCGAGGAGAAGGTCGTGGACGGCGGCTTCGACTACCTCAAGAGCGATGATCGCTTCGAGGTCCTTGACGAGAAGGAACAGCCGGGAGACGAGGAGAAGTCGAGGCGCGCGAAGGCGAAGTCGAAGTCCGACGAGTAACTTCGGGCGCGGTCGTCGAGCGGAGCATGGGTGCGGCCCTCATGCCGAGCGAAGGCACCGCGCCCGTCTCTTGAGGGCGACACATGGCACAAGTTGGGGCGTACTCGCTCGTGACGCTCGACGAGGCGCGAGACTTTCTCAAGCGCACGACGACAGACGACGACGACGCCATCGCGCTCTACGCGGATAGCGCCACGGCGCTCATCGAGACGTACTGCGCCCGGAAGCTCAAGTCGCGCACCTACGACGGCGGCGCGGGGAACGAACCTAAGATGCTCCTGAGCGGGCGCGGCGCGCACGAAATCTCGTTCAGCCAGTACCCGGTGACCTCCGTCTCGGCCGTCGTTGCGCGCTCGGACGACGGCGTTACGACCCGGACGCTAGACATCACAGGGCATCGGCTCCTGTACGGTGGGCGTCGGATGTTTCTGCCACGGGACGTATTCGACGAAGGCGAGGACAACATCGAAGTCACCTGCGTCGCCGGATACCTCGCGGGGACGCACGACGCGGAACTGCGGTCGCTCAGAATGGGATGCCTGCGGTGGCTACAGGTACTGTGGCAGGACAAGGACCTCGCCGTCGGGCGCGGGGCGAATATCTCCGTCGGCGGCGAGTCGCTGTCGTTCATCGGCGATGCTATCCCGAAGGACATCGCGCTAATGCTGCGGCCGTTCGAGCGGTGGTTCTGATGCCCGTCTCCGTCGGTATCCGGCTCGGTCGCGCGACCGCGCGCGCGCGTATGAAGCGCCTGCCCCCGGCGCTCCGCGCGGCGCAGTCGCAGGCGATGACGCGCGCCGTCGTCATGGTCGAGGCGGACCTGCGCGCGAACTCGTTCACCGGGAAGAAAGGCTCCGACGCCTTCTGGGGCGTCACCGGGGCGTCCGGGGATGCGCTCGGGGCGCGGAGCGGGCACACGCGCCGGAGCATCGTGTCGCGCACGTTCGTCGGTGCGGGCGGGACGGCCGTCACGGGTACGGTGGGCTCGCCGCTCCCGCAGATGAAGGTCCACGAGCACGGCGGCGTCGTCCGTGGCAAGCCGTGGCTACGTATCCCGACGAAGGTGATGCAGACTCCGGCGGGCGTGGACGCGCTCGCGGGGCGCTCGGCGCGCACGTTGCCGAATACGCGTGTCATCACGTCGAAACGCGGGAACCCGTGGATTGTAGAGGTTGGCACGCCGCGCTCGCGACGCGCGTCGGAGATTCAGGGCTTCCCGCTTATGCTCTACATGCTCGTCCGGCAGGTCACGCTGCGCCCGCGCCGAATGTTCGCCGCGTCGCTCAAGCGCATGCGGCCAAAGGTCGCGGCGCTATTCTCCGGCCGGTTCTCGGCCGTCGTGCGAGGGAACTGATGGGCGTCGTGCGCACGTACACGCCGATGAATGCCATCGCCGAAGCCATCCTTGAGCGGCTCGCTGGCATTTCGCACCGGAAGGACTCTGCCTATATTACGTCGCCGAGGTCAGTCGCGCGCCTCGCGGTCCTCGGTGACTTCGCGGGCATGGCGAAGCCGCTGGTCGCTCTGACCTGCCTCGGTTGGGAGGTCGAGCCACAGTCCGGTCGCCGGTTCGAGGGTACGCTCGCGTTCGGCGTCCACTGCATCACGGAAAATACGGCGGACGCTGAGGGTGAACTCCTGAATCTCGTCTCAGACGTGCTCTATGCGCTCGAGCAGGACGTGACCGTGGATGGACAAGCGGTGTATCTATTTCCTACGGGCTTCGAGCCGAACGTGGACCTGACGAACCGCACGGGACTGGCCGTCACGACGGTACGCTTCGAGTGCCGGTACAAGTACGACGCGGTCGCACCGTGACCGCATAGGAGGGTCCAGCGATGTCACCGTTCACCGTTCCCGGCCTCGGCTTCAAGGGCAAGCTGCTCATCGCCCGCGAGACGACTTACGCCACGACTCCCACCGCCGCCGATGTCGGCATGGAACTGCTGTCGGCGACCATCACGCCGAAGCTCTCCGTCATCGAGGACCCGTCGCTGTCGAACACGCAGTCGTCGCGACGGTTCATCGGACAGGGAGGGCAGAGCTACGAAGCGACGTTCCGCGTGCGCTTGAACTACGAGGGCATGCTCACGCTGCTCCGCATGTTCTTCCCCGTCTACACGTCGGCCGTCGTAGACACGTCCGCACGCGACCACACGTTCAAGGAGTGGGTCGGCGCGGCCGGTCAACCGTATTCCTACTCGCTCGACTTCCTGTGGGGCGACGTGCCGACCGGACGCTCGAACCGGCTCGCGGGCGCATATGGCACGGCGCTCCGTATCGCAGGGCAGGCGGGCACGGGCGAGTCGGCGATGCTCACGGCCGAGGTCACGGTCGTCGCGAAGACGCTCACGGCGAACGTCACGCCCATCATGACCGGCGGCGCGCTCCCGGCCGCGCTCGGCGTCATCTACCACCAGCAGCTTCGCACGTCGGGCAACTTCAAGGACGGCTCGACGGCCGCGTTCGACGCCATTCAGCTTCGCGCGTTCGAGTTCTCGATGACGAAGCCGTTCGACGTGAACCGCTTCCTGTTCGGGCAGGTCAACGCCGAGCAGCCGGTGCCGAACGGATTCGTGGACGCGACCATGATGTTCGACGAGGAGTGGAACGACTACGTCCTCCTGAACACGGCGAAGGACAACACGCCGACGCAACTCAAGCTGCTGTTCCAGCACCCGACCGTCATCGGCGCGGCGACGGCGAAGCGCGAGTTCGAAATCATCGCGTCCTCGCCGACCGCCGCCGAGTACGGGACGGAACTACCCGGCTACGGCGTCATCACGCAGCGCGTGAGCTACCGGCTCGCGTTCAACGCGACGGACGCCAGCCTCGCCGTCATCCGGGTCCGCACGACCGAAGCGGCGATGTCGTACTGACCCCGGAGGCTTCATGGCCGACACGAAGCACACCGCAGCGGGCGAGGTCGTCCTTCCCGTCGAGCGGGTCGAACTGACCGGGCGTGCGCTCCGGCGAGCGGACGGTACTCCGCTCGTCGTGGCGTGCGAGTATCTCGACGAGGATAGACTGCTCTCCATCATCGAGGCTGCGCCGGGGCATACGCCGGTCCTCGGCATCCCCGAGCAGACGGATAGCGCCGCCACGGCTCGAGCGCTGCTCCAGTACGCTCCGGGACTCATTACGGCTTCATGCGTGCTCGTCGGGCCGGACGGGGCGGAACAACGACCCGCGTTCCACTTCGGTCCCGACCCGAAGGACGGGTCCCTGCCCGGCAGGTTCCTGAGCGCCGCCGAGAAGGTGCGGCTCATCGTCGTTATCTTGCAGGTCTGCGGGTTCGTGGGAGGTCCCGCCGACTCGCTCAAGTTTCCTGACGGAGTCGGAGCGGGGCGGACTTCTGGCGTTGGACATGTGGACGCTGGCGAAGGGGACGGGAACGCGGCCGGTGATACTGATTCTCGGGGAAGCGAAGGCGTCGAGGCTCCTGCCGATGCAGGCGCTCGCGGTTGACCTGACGGTCATGCGCGCAGCGCGCGCGGCGAAGCGTATCCGCATGGACTCGGCCGGGGCGGCGGATAAGACGGGCTGGAACCTGCTCGTCCGAGGGGTCGCGATGGTCGCGGAGGAATGACGTGGCGAAGAACGTCGAGGAAATCGTCCTTCAAGCCCGCGATGAGGCGTCGGCCGTCATCAACAACGTCGCCGGGCAACTCGGCGGACTCGGCACGGTCCTCACGCGGCTCGCGCAGACGGCCGGTCCGGTCGGCTTCGGGCTCGCCGGTGTCGCCGCCGCTGCGGGCGGCATCGTCCTCGTCGGTGCGAAGCTCGCGGACACGGTCGAGCAGCTTGACCTGCTCGCGAGCCGGACTGGCGTCAGCATCGAGCGGCTGCAAGTGTTCCGTCGCGTCATCGAGGAAGCGGGCGGCGACCCGGAGACGCTCACGACCGCGCTGTCGTTCCTGAACCGAGCCATCGCGACGGGCGACCCGCTGCTCGCGAAGCTCGGTATCACGACGAAGGACACGTTCGACGCGTTCATGCAACTGTCGCAGGCGTTCGCCGGGAGCGAGGACACGGCGAAGAAGACGGAGATTGCGTTCCAGCTTCTCGGGCGCGGCGCGGGGAACCTTATCGGCCTGATGCCGTCGCTCGGCTCGGCGTTCCGCGACATGGACGCGCAGATGCGCGCGACGGGCGGGCTCATCGAGGGCGAGGTCGCGGCGAAGGCGCGCGAACTCGATAAGGACCTCGATACGCTGTCGCGGAACTGGTCCGGCTTCCTGACGCGCATCCAATCCGCGACGGTGCCGTGGGCGGCGGAAATCGTCCAGCAGTTCAACGAAGTGTGGGACGCCATCACCGGCAAGGGGAAGGGACGCCCGACTTCGACCGGCGAAGTGGACGAGCGGATTCGCCGCACGCAGGAGCGCATCTCCGCGCTGGAGTCCACGGCCGCAGGTATCACGCCACTCAGCGACCTCGACCGCGACGCCATCTCCCGGCTCGCGCACATCAATACGCTACTCGACGGGCAGCGCGAACGAATGCGGACCCTGCTCAAGATGCGCGCCGAGATGGAAACGGCGGACGAGGCGCGCGCGCGCTTCGAGTCCATCGGTGGGGGCGGCGGGCGTCGCACCGACTCGCTCGGCGGCGTCTCTCTTGAGAAGCCGGAAGATAACGCCGCCATGAAGGCGCGTGAGGAACGACTCAAGGAACTCCAGCGCATCCTCGGCGTGACGCGCGTCGAAGCGGTCCGCGTCGCTGCGGCGCTCGATGCCATCGAGGACGCGAAGAAGCGCGCGGACATCACGAAGGCGCTCACGCTCGGACCCGAGACAACGGCATCCATCGAGGACTTCAACGCGCGCCTCGTCGAAACCGAGGCGCTGCTCGGCGTCTCGCGCGAGCGCGCCATCGAACTGCTCCGGGCGTTCGACGAGAAGCGCCTCAAGGAGCGCCGCGAGGCGCTTGAGTCACAACTCGGCCTTCGCTACGACCGGCCCGCCGGACCCGAACTTCCGCCGGGCGGCGTCCGACCGACGTCGAAGCAGACGGCCGACGAGTGGAAGGAGGCGCTCGACAAGCTCACGGACGCGACGGGCGTCGCGGATGCGATGTTCGGCGCGTTGTTCTCCGGGCTGCAGCAGGGATTCTCGCAGGCGTTCAGCAGCATCATCTCGGGCTCGGCGACGGCGGCGGCGGTCGTGCGGACCATCTTCAAGTCGCTCGTGGACGCTATCCTCGCCGAACTCGCGCGCATCGCGGCGGCGACGGTCGTGAAGGCCATCATCAAGGCGTTCGGATTCGGGACCCCGGCCGGGGCGACTACGACGCCGTATGGCCTGACGACCGCCAGTCCGGGCGTCGGGCAGTTCGGCTCCGACCGCGCGACGACGACGGTGAACATCTATTCCTACGACCTGCGCGACGGCGTGCGCGAGCTTCAATCCATCACGGGCGGCTGGCGTACCGCGAACGCGACCGTCGGCTACTTCAAGGAATACTGAGTGGGCAACGTCCGCTTCGTCCAGAACGCGGGGAATCGGGGTCGCAAGACATCCGCCAGCGCGCCGTACCCGAGGCTCATCAACGGAAATGGCGCTTACTCCGGCGCTCCGGCGCTCGTGCAGGACGCGAGCTTCCCGATGTCAAACCTACTGGACCCTGACCGTGTCTCGCATATCTACGTCACCGGCCCGAACCCTGCGAACGACGGCGTGGACCTCATCATCGAGTTCGATACCGGGTCCGCGCCGGTCAGCATTCACGGGGTCGGACTGCTCGGGTTCCGGCGCGCTACCGGGGAAGCGTTCCCAAACGTCGTGTATATCGAGTATCTGCTCGGTACGACCTACTCGACATCCGGCTGGTCCGGCGCGGGGACGACGCCGTTCTCGTTCAACGAGGCGACCGACGCGGGCGTACTGTTCCCGGCCCCCATCAGCGCGAAGTTCTGGCGCTTCCGAATCACGAACGCGGCCTTCTCGGCGGCTGGATTCAGTCTCTCGTCGCCGTTCATCGCGCAGACCGTCACCGACCTCGGCTTCCTTTATTCGCGCGCGTCGGAGACTCTCGTTACGCCGAAGTCCACGGTCGAAGGCTACGGGCGTATGCCAGTCATCACGAGGACAGGGACGCCCTACCGGCGCTGGCTACTCGAATACGCGAATAACGACGCGGCGGCGCGCGCCGTGTTCGACGCCCTCGCCGTGAGCGCGAACCCGTTCGTGTTCATCCATCCCGACGGGTCCTTCTATGAGTGCGTGATGGACGGCGAAGAGTTCATGCGCGACCACATCTGGGCACCTCCAGACCGCTTCGCGTTCGTGTTCCCGATGCGAAGCCTGCCCTAATGGCGACGGCGACCTTCAAGCAGCGGTTCCGCTCTCAGGTCCGCGACCTCGTCGTGCTCGTGCGAGTATCGCTGCGACACCCGACGACGCTCGCGGTCACGAACGTCTACCTCTCGACCGCGACGGTCCTGACTCCAGCCGGGACCGTGACGGGTGAGCCGTCGCGCATGTGGGTGCCGCTCATCGCGGACGCAGGCTCTATCTCTGCCCCGGGCGCGTTCGCCCAAACGGACGTGGGCCTGTGCTCGACATCGCTCGTCGTAGCGCGCGCCGCGTTCGACCCGACGCTGCTGCTGGACAACGCGCCCGTAACCGTGTGGCTCTGGGACCGTTCGTTCACGGACTTCGACGATGCGTGCGCCGTGTTCAGCAACGGCCGTGTGCTCGCGTTCGATGACAACGCCGATACGGTCACGCTCCGCGTCCGGCAGCGCACGGACTGGAACCGCGACCTCGTCCCGGTCGAAGTCACGCCCGAGGCGTATCCGCAGGCTCCCGAGGAATCCATCGGCCAGCGCGTGCCAATCGTCTACGGCAAGGCGCTCGACGTGCCGTTCCGACAGCCGTGGGCGGCGTATCCGGGCGTCACGAACCTGACCGGCGGCGGGGCTGGAAAAGCGGTCTACTACCTGCTCGGCGGGCGGCGCGTCGGCCCGGCGATTCTCGTGGACACGGGCCGAGGGGCCGGGGCGGCGGCGAACCCGAAGGCGCGCGTGCTCGTGGCGTCACACAAGTGCGCGACCGTCGCCGACGTGCCGTTCTTCAATACGCCGGTCTACATGAAGCTCGGCGAACAGATGTGCATGCTCGAACCTGTAGACGCGCTCAACGACATCTTCAAGACGACGACCGGCTCCGGGCTGCTCATCCCGGACAACGTCGCGCTCGCGTGGACCTCGGCGCTGCCGGTGGACGTGGACGTGGTCGCGAACTCGGGCGAGAACCCGCGCGCCGTGCTCGACCCGTTCAACGACGACTGGACGCGCCTCGACTGGACGAACAACCTCAAGACGGTACGCATGAAGATGCCGTCGCTGGACGAGAAGCTCGGCGAGATGGCCGAGTATTACATCTTCTGTGGATACCGCTCGAACGCGAACACGAACTTGAAGCTCCGGCTCCGCAACACGGCGACCGGCGGCACGTTCGACATGGACCTCGCGGCGTCCGCGACGCGCGTCATCAAGATGCTGCGCGTCGGGACGGCGTGGGGCTCGCCCGGCCCGGTCGCCCCATGGGGCTTCTCCGAGTGCGAACTGGAGGCGGGCTGGCCGACGAGCACGCCGGTCATCACCGGCACGGGAACGGCGGAAATCTTCTTCGCAGGCGTCGTCGTTCGGTTCCGTCCCCGGCAGGTACTCATCCAGAGCGAGCGCGGAATCAGCCGGACCGAACATCGCCCGGTCCAGCGCACCGGCCCCGGCGGCGGACCCGGCGAGCGTCCGGCGTGGGCTCCGTATACGGTGAACGACCTCCAGCCTGCGGTCGAGGAACTCGCCGGGACCTTCTATGCGAACTCGGAAGGCTACGCGGACGACGGAACGTTCGCGCCCATCGGGTCGTTCACGGGCGGCGGCGCGACAACCGTCGTCGAGCGCGGGCCGGACATCATCGCGCACATGCTCGTCGCGCATGGCGGCGAGGCGCTCGCGAACATCGAACGGACGGCCGCAGCGTTCGGCTCGTTCGTGGACGCGCGCGCGCTGCTCAAGACGGTATTCGAACAGGACATGGTCTACGCGCTTGCGGTCGTCCAGACGACGGACGTGATGACGGCGCTCGCGTGGATGTCGCAGGCTACGATGTCCCTGCTCATACTCGACCGATTCTCCGACCAGTGGCGGCTCATACCGTGGTCGCCCGACGCGGGCGTGAACTACGATTGGACGTTCCGGCCCGAGGACCTCGTCGAAGGGACTTCCGTCCAGACGTCACGCACGCCCGTCAACCGACTGCTCACCGGCCTGTCCCTGAGCTACGGCTACGACGCGGCTTCGAAGTCGTTCCGGCACAAGACGCGCCTCGCGTGGAACGGCTCGAACGCCGGGGATAAGTACCGGGGGCTGCGCGACCAGTACCTCACCATCGTCGCCGGTGTGAACGACAAGCTCGACTTCACGACCACGGCCGCGTTTACCGCGACGGTAGCACCCGGCGACTACGATGCAGCGACGGCGGGTCCTGCGGTCGCGACGGCGATGAAGAACGCGAATCCCGCGCAGGACTTCGCGGTCGAGTTCGGCGGCGTCATCGTCGCCGGATACAACGACCAGATTACCTTCCGCGACTCGGTCGCGGGCGTGGACCGGACGGCGACCATCCCGGCCGGGACCTACGCGACGATGCAGGCGCTCGGGACGGCCATCAAGGAAGCGATGGATGCGCTGTGCGCGCCGAACACGCCGTTCACCGTCGTCTATGTCCCGAGCACGGCGCTGTTCGCTTTCTCGCGATTCAGCGAGTCGGGGCACATCGCGCTGTCGGTGACGCTCTACCCGGCGACCTCCGGCGTCGTGAGCCGCCGCCTGTACGCGATGCTCGGTTACTCGCTCGCCGCGAACCCGCCCGCCTCCACGTCGCCGATTGTGAGCACCGAGACTCGACGCATCGGACTCGCCGTCGTCGCGTGCCTCGGGAACGCGCTCGACCTACGGTGGCAGTCCGGGGCGAACGGTGTCACCGGCACACGGCAGAACGTGGGGTCGTTTCTCGGCTTCACGGCCGTCCGCGATACCGAGAGCGGCGGCACGGTCCGGGCGTGGTCCGGCGACTGCCCGAAGGGTACCGGGGAACGGGCGCTCAACACGACCGCGCTCCGGTTCGGTGCGCGCCGCGATACGGTCGAGGACCTGCGGACGGTGTTCGACTCCGAGACGGCCCGCGAGGTCCTGCGGCGCGTCACGACGTTGCTCGGCCGGGTGCGCGTCATCGTGACGTTCTCGACCGACAAGGCTCCCGACCTTGAGCGCGGGCGGGTCATCCAGTTCTCGGGTGACTTTGACGCCGTCCGGCCCTATCCTGACGCCGACACCGACCGCTCGTGGGTCGGGAAGCGGTTCGTCGTCGTCGAGACGGAGCAGATGCTCGGGCCGGTCGCGTTCTACACGAAGGTCAAGGCGGTCGCGCTCGGATAGGAGGCGTCTCATGCACAACATGGGGAAGGCGTTCATCGCAAGGACCTACATCGTCCGCGCCGCTGCGAATCTCGCTGCGGGTGCGACCGCAACTACGATGTGGGTTCCCGCGAAGGGCGCTCGCTGCGTCGTTTTCAACTGGACCGGGACCGACGGCGACGCGCCGCAGAATCAGGGCGTCGAGGGTACGAACGCCGTCCCGCTCGTGCCCGGAGGCGTCGGGCTGTCGGCGAACAACTCGCGCCTCCTTACGTCCTCGGTCAGCAGCGTCATCAACCAGTTGGGCGGCATCCGGCAGGTCGTCGCGCCTATCGCTGCGGACGGTTTGCAGTTCATCGTCGTCGAGGGCGTCCGCGCGACCATGCTCGGCCATGCTACGAATCAGATGGACAACGTCGCGTGCGTCGCGACGGTCTACTACGATTCGGAGCAGGCGGCAGACATCGGCATGATTGGGCATCTTCCGGCGGCGGTGTGACATGGCGAGCCACTGGACGAACGGCGGACTCAAGCGAATCCTCGACGGTACGCGGAATCTTTCGACCGCGACCGTGAAGGTCATGCTGCTCGGCACGGCCTACGTACCCAACAAGGACCATGAGTTCGTGTCGGACATCGTCGCGAACGAGATATCCGGCACCGGCTACGTCGGGGGCTTCGGGGGCTCGGGCCGGAAGGCGCTCGCGAACAAGACTTTCACGAAGGACGACGCGCTCGACGAGGCGCGATTCGACGCGGACAATCCGACGTGGCCGGGTGCGGACTTCGGGACGGTCGGCTACGCGGCGCTCGTCATCGAGGACACGAACGATGCGTCGTCGCCGGTGCTCGCCATCCTCGACTGCGAGGACAAGCTCACGAGCGGCGGTACGCTGACGCTCGACTTCGGAGCCTTCGCTCTCAAGCTGAGGGCCTGACGATGGCGGACGTACTCAAGGCAACGCTGTGGTGGAGTTCGAACCCGACCTTCGCGCTTACGAACAACAGCGACGCGACGGCGTCCGAAGGTCGGGTCATCACGGCAGCCGAGGCGCACGATTCGAGCGACGCTACCTACGAAGGACTCAACATCGGCGGCGACACCGTCTCGCTCGAGGGCGACGCGAACCTGCGCGCGAGCCACGCGCTGACGGCCTGCCCGGCGGGCGGTATCAAGTTCGTGCGTGTGAAGTTCCGCGCCCGCGTGCTGGTCACGGCTGGCACGGGGTCGGCCATCGGGCAGGTGACGCCACGCATCTCGGGCGTGAACCGTGGAGCCGCGCAGGCGCTCGACGGTACGTTCACGAACTACCAGCAGGACTTCACGACGGACCCGGCGGACGGGCAGCCGTGGACGAAGGCGAAGGTGGACGCTGCGACGTGGGGCGTGGACCTGTTCGCTCAGACTTCCGACCCGGGCGTCTATGCGACATCCGCTCAGCTTCGCATGGCCGAGATGACCGTCGAGGTATGGGGCGAGGACGTGACGAGCGTCGCCGCAGGCGCGTCGGCGACCGGCGAAGCGAACGCTCCCGAGGCGATGGGCGGTACGCTCGCTCCGACGACCGACGAGCGCGACCCGACCGTCATCACGGCACAGGCGACGGTGCTTGACCAGACGAGCGGCATCGTCACCGTGCGCTCGTTCAAGGCGTCGCTCAACGACCAGTCCACGGCGACGAAGGATATCTTCACGTCGCCCGCCTCGTGGCCGAACTCAGGGACTCAGCTTCAACCGCTCTACGGTTCCGGGTCGCAGGGACTACAGGGAAGCTCTGGGGCGGGAAACGGCATCAATGGCATCGGGCTCATCTCGGGTGTCAAGCTCGTCGCCATCGTGCGCGCGTCGAAGCGCGGACCGACCTCGTCGCTGACGACGTGCCGGTTCGGGACCGCGATGGGCGTGAAGTCGCTTCTCGCACAACCGACGGTGAATGACCTCGACGCGCTGACCGAGGCGATGTGGGAGCGGGTCGAGACGACGCTTGTCACGACCGGGCAGTTCGGGAACGCGTTCACATGGGGGAACGGACCCGACAGCGTATGGGCGTCGCTGTTCGGCTGGACGTTCAACCACACCTACTCGAACACGGCGAATCCCGATACGACGCAACTGGAAGTGGCCGAGGCGTGGGTCGAAGTGCATGGACCTGTCGGCTCCGAACCCGAGGTCATCGAACTCGTGCAGGTGTTCGGCGACAGCCGCAAGAAGTTCGTGATGGCGACCGAGGTCTGACGGAGGCGCATCATGGCGGACGAGATTGTTGTCGTCACCGGCGCAACGGGGCGCAAGAACCTCGTCGCGACCATCGTGGACAGCGACGGGAACGTGGTGAACCTGACCGGCGGAACGGTCAAGATGCAGGGCCGGTCGAGCGACCTGCCGTCCGTGACGCTCGACGTGACCGGCACGATCACGGACCCGGCGCAGGGGAAGGTGACGTTCTCGGCCGTCGGCAACCTCATCACGCAGGCGCAACTCACGGCGGCGGGTATCGCGTCGGCGACGTTCCGACTGCGAATCAAGTTCACCGACTCGACCGCGAAGGTAGACTTCGGCCCTATCTTCGAACTCACGTGGGTCAAGGAGCCGACGGTACTGACGCCATGACCCGCCGATTCATCATGGTGCATCACTCGCTCACGAAGGACGGCGACACCGTGTCGTGGCCTGCCATCGAGAAGTACCATCGCGAGTCGAAAGGCTGGCGCGACATCGGATACCATGCTGGCGTCGAGGTCGTCACGGGGGACGTGACGCTCAGCGACTATCGGGTGCAGGCGCTGTTCGGGCGGTCGCCGTTCGAACAGGCGTCGGCGTGCCCGCAAGGAGAAATGAACGTACTCGCGCTCCACGTCTGCGTCGTCGGCAACTACGACCTCGCGCCGCCGTCGCTCGCTGCGATGCGCGTGCTTGCGAAGCGCGTGGTCCTGCCGTGGATGCGCGAGTACGGCATCCCGCCGGAGCGCATCGTCGGGCACCGGGACTTCAACCCAGACAAGACGTGCCCGGGCACGAAGTTCGACCTCGACCTTCTGCGAGGGATTGTTCGATGAACAACTTGCTCGCGGAGCTTCTCCCGACGTTCATCTCATCGCTGGCAGGCGGCGCGCTCGCGGCGGGCGTGGCGTGGGTCGCGATGCGTGTCACGCTGGCGAAGGTCGAACAGCGCCTCGCGGACCACATCGGCGAGGACCATCGCCGTTTCGCCGTCATCGAGCGCGCCATCGGCATTGACGGCTCGACGCCAGCGTTCGTTCGACGCGAGGAAGCGGACGTTCACGTCTCTATCGCGAACGCGCGGTGGGAGCAGATACAGGGCGCACTCACGGAGCTTCGGAACGGTCAGAAGGACATCATGGAACTGGTCGCGCAGGTCCGCAATTACAGGTCGTAGGGAGGGCATCACATGAAGACGCTCAAACGATGGTCGGAGGTTCTGTTCCTCGCGGTGTTCCTGCTGCTCGGTTTCTCGCTGCTCGCGTCGGCTGAGCCGTCGCCGGTCGCGGCGAAGGGCGAGGCGACGCTCGCGTGGCTCAAGGGCAACGTACTCGTCCTGCAACTCATCGTCGGGTTCCTGTGGAAGTACGTTCCGGCGATGAAGGGCATCTCGAACGACCTCATCCCGTGGGTCAACGTGGTCGCCTTCGTGGTCGCCACGGCGGCGGGCGTCGGCGTCGCACAGGCGGCTCCGGGCGAGGTCGCGCACAAAGCATCGTTCCTGTCGTCCGTGTGGTGGGGTTTCGTCCACTCGGGCATCGCGAAGGTGCTCTACGACGGCTGGCTCCGGCCCGGCCTCGACCGCACCGTGGGGAAGGCGACCGGGACGGTGTGACCATGCCGAAGGCCGAGAAGAAGCGCGCGGGCGCTCGCGGCTCGAATGGGGTCGCGGGCGCGCCGTCGCTGACCGTAGTGATGGTCCCGGTCGGTGACTTGAACCCCGCGCCGTATAACCCGCGCAAGATGACCGAGAAGCAGGCGGCGGACCTCACGGCGAGCATCCGCAAGTTCGGCATGCAGGAGCCGCTCGTCGTGAACCGCGCGCCGGGGCGTGAGAACGTCGTCATCGGCGGGCACCAGCGGCTCAACGTGTGCAAGCTGCTCGGGCATACCGCCGTCCCCGTCGTCTACGTCGAACTCGCGGAGCCGGAGGAGCGGGAACTCAACCTGCGCCTGAACAAGAACACGGGCGAGTGGGATTGGGACCTGCTCGCGGAGTTCGATGTGCCGTTGCTGCGCGATGTCGGGTTCACCGACGAGGAGCTTGCGAAGAACTTCGACCTCGACGGCGGCGAGACTCCGACCGACGCCGACGTGCTGCCCGAGAAGGTCGAGGCACGCACGAAGCTCGGGGACGTGTGGGTGCTCGGCGGGCACCGGCTCGTGTGCGGGGACTCGGTGAAGGACGATGCGGCGGTGAGGCTGGCGCTCGATGGCGCGCTCGCCGATTGCGTGTGGACCGACCCGCCCTATGGCGTTTCCTACGAGGGGAAGGCCGGGACCGTCGCCAACGATTCCCTCAGCGACGAAGAGCACGAGGCATTCATCACCAACGCGCTGACCCACGCGCTGACCCACGCGCGCGAAGGAGCAGCGGCCTACGTCACCCACGCATCCTCGCAGACCATCCTGACGTGGAGAGCATTCGGCAATGCTGGCGGAAGGTTCTCTCAGCCGCTCGTGTGGGCGAAGGACCGCATCGTGCTCGGGCGCTCCGACTATCACTTCGCGCACGAGCCCATCCTCTACGGCTGGAAGCCGGGCGCATCGCTGGTTCGGCGGGCGCGATAAGAGCACCGTGCTCAACGTGCCGCGCCCCACCCGGAGCGAGGAACACCCGACCATGAAGCCGGTCGAACTCGTGCGGCAGATGGTCGTGAACTCGACGATGCCCGGCGAGGTCGTGCTCGACCCGTTCGGTGGCTCCGGCTCGACGCTCCTCGCGTGCGAAGTCTCGAGACGGCGCGCGGCGCTGGTCGAACTCGTGCCCCGGTTCTGCGACGTGACCGTCGCCCGGTGGGAGCGCCTGACCGGGAAGACCGCAGCGCTGGTCAGAAACTAGCCACCCGCGCCTGAGCGCCTACGCCGCCCGTGGGGCGCGTCCGCCCGGTCGCTGGTACTCCGGCTCGAGGGAGCCTCCGGGACGCCGTGCCCGCCCGGCTGTGGCGTCCGGCGGGCACGAAAAAAGGGCGGGTCGCCCCGGTCGCCCGGAACGCCCGCCCCTTGCCCTACCGGCCCCGGCTCGCCCGGGGTCGCACCATCAGGCCGAACGGCCCGGCGTGGACCCGGACCGCGAGCCCGAGCCACACGCCGCCCGTCCGCATCGTGAACCGCCGGAAGCTCCACGCCCACCAGCGCGGGGTCCAGACGAGCGTCACGACCGTCCTGCGGAACCGCACGTCCCACACTCTCATGGCCCGACCTCCTCTCCCGGGACGACCTTGCCGGAGCCCTCGCACGTCGCGCACGGCTCGGCCTCGTCGGCCCACTCGGGTTCCTCGCAGCATTCGCCGTGCTTCCCGGGGCGACCGCAGCAGACGGCCCGGCCGACGACGTGATAGCCGTCCCCGCGGCAGTCTCGGCACCGCACCAGCACGCCGAGCGCCTCGGCGAGTTCGCGTTCGTCGTTCATGGCTTCCTCGTGCGCGGGATGCCGCGCCAGTCGAACGAGTCGTCCCGGATGCGCGCATGGCGTTCACCGTCTGCAATGCGGCGCTCCTCCGTGTGTACGATGCGGGCCGGAGTCCCGGTCCACTCGTCTCGCCTGCTCGGCCAGCGTTCGCCATCGCTATCGAACCGACCGAACACGCGCCCAACGCTGCTACGCTTCTTCGGCCGCGCGCTCATGTCGGCTCCACGATGGCGTCCCGCGCCACGTCGGGGAGCCGCGCCCACGCATGCGACTCCCGTGCCCGCAGCATCGCGAGCACGGGATACCGTGCGGGGACGTAGTTCCAGAGCCCGCACGACGCCCGGATGAGCCGGACCGTCTCGTCGTGCGCCCGCTTGCTCGCGCGCGCGTAGGCGCGGACTCGCCGGTGCTTCTCGCGCGGGGTCACGGCTTCACCCGCCGCTTCTTCAGCGCCGCGTAGTGCGCATTGACATGCTGCATCTCCATGCGAGCGACTGCATGCTCGTGTTGCGCCGCGAGTAAATCCGCCACCGCTTTCGCGAGCGGGTCGTTCATCTGCGTACCGAGTTCGGCGTGGACCTTGCGCTCGGCCTCGACGAACGTGACAGCCGCCGCGACGACAGCGTTCCCCGCCGCGCGGATAGAGTTCTCCGCGAGCCAGACGCGGCTATGCGCTCGGTGCATACGGATACGAGCGTCCGTTCGCTCGGTGATGCGCTTCGCCTTCTCATCGCGGCGCTTCTTCACCACCGACGGCGCGTGGACCTTGCAGAAGTGGCCTCCGCCTTCGTGCAGCGATGCGCGGGCGCGGCACACGTTACCGTTCCGCTTCCGCCCTTCGCAGCGCGTTGGCGCGAGCTTCGCCGTCACGACCTCGGGCTCCTCCATCAAGCGACCTCCTTCCTCGGCTTGTCGCACCGCACGACCGGGCGGATGTGCCCGGGGACGGTGGCGCTCCCGATGACGCACGTCACGAGCCGCGCGTGGCGTGGCATCTCCTTCGGGCTCGGCCACGGCGTCTCGCCGTCGGTCACGAGCACGATGACATCGAACTTCCGCTCATCGGCCGCGCGGATACCGACGCGCATGTCGGTCCCGCCGCCGCCCTTCACGAGCTTGTCCGCGTCCGCCTTCGACTTCACGCGGACCCACGTCTGCACGTCCGCGTCCACCGCCGCCGCCCAACACGGCGACCCGGTCGCGAGGACGATGCCGACGACTTCCGACAGCGCCTCGTCGAGCAACGTCCGGTCGGTGCGCCGCATCTGCATCGAGCCGGACGTGTCCACGAGGATGCCGACGCTCGGCACCGGCGCGACCGGACCCGGCAGGATGGGAGCCTCGTCGCCGAACATCTGCCGCATGGCGCTCGCCCGCCGGGATTGACGTCCGAACTTCCAGTCCATCCGCCCGCGTGCGAACGCGACCGCGTTCCGCACGAGCGGAGCGAGGACGCGCTGCCACGGCACGGCGGGCGCGGCAAGCTGCGCCTTCGCCCACCGTTCGAACGAGCCGGGCACCGTGCCGCGCCCGAACTGATCCATGAGCCGCTTCATCTCGGCTGTGGGCTCGACGGTGTCGTGCGCGACCTGACGCCGTGCGACCTCGACCTCGACCTCGGTCGCGCCGTGCGGCAGGCTCGACTCGTCTAGCTCGTTCTCGGTCGGATGTTTGTGACCCGAGCACGAGCCGCAGCATCCCTCGAACGGCCGAGGCGGCGCGGGTTCGTCGCCGGACTCGTCCGCAGCGCTGCCGTCAGCATCCGGCCCATTGCCCGGCGCGCCTTGAGCGGCGTGCTCGCTCTGTTCGTTCGACGCGGCGGGCGTCGGCGTCGCGCGCTGGTCGGCGTCGCGCATCTTCTCGGCGCGCTGGAACAACGTCTCGCCGTACTCCTCCGCGAGCTTCCCGTCCGGCAGCTTGAACAGGCCGGGCAGCATCGGCGCGAATCCCTCGGGGAACGCGAAGCCGACTTCGAGCACCGACGGGTTTATCTCCACGTCGGCGACCACGTTCCAGAAGAACATCGGTGACTTCGCGAGCAGCGGGTGTATCCGTTCGAGCCACGGACGGAGCGCCTGCCAGCGCGCGCCCTCCTGCTCGACGTAGGCGGCGCCGCGCGCGATGTGCTCGCGCAGCGGGTGCTGGACCTCGTGCGCGAGGAACGTCTCGCAGAACTCCACGCCCCACTTCTCGACCATCGCCGGGTCGTAGTGGACGCGCAGCTTGTCGTCCACGAAGAACGTACCCGCGCCGGGCGCTTCGACCGGCGCGAGCTTGTAGAGCATCCGCATGAAGTAGGGCAGTCGCTTGTAGACGCCCATTCGCGCGGCGCACACGATGTCGAACGGTGACATGTTCACGATGCGACCTCCAGCCGGGCCTGCCCCTCGGCCTTCTGCTTGATGGCGTAGAACGTCGCCGACTGCGCCTTGATGGACTTCCGCAGCGCCTCGACGAGCGCGGCGACCTCGCCCGTGATGGCGAAGTGCAGCGCCGCTTCCTCGGCCGCGTCCGCCACGCCCTTCGCCCGGTAGAGCGCGGCGTAGACGTACTGATCGGCGTCCTTCATCGCCTCGGCCCGCTCGGGCGAGCCGGTCGGCAGCGCGCTCGCCTTCGCGAATCGCGCCCGAACCTTCGCGACGAGCGTGCCGACGAACCGCTGCATAGACTCGACCTCGCCCGTGATGGCGCGTCGGGCGATGGCGACTACCTTCTCGACCTCATGCTCGCCGAACTCGACGACCTCGACGATAGCGCCCTTCTCGACCCACTCCTTCAACGGGACGAGCGCGACATTCGCCGTGGGTAGGACCCAACACGACTTGTTGACGCGCGCCCCCCACCGACGGAGTAGCGCGGACGGGTTCGGGATGTAGACCTTCGATGGGATGTCGTACACGAGCAGCGCGTAGCGGGTACCAGCCTCGAGCTTCGTCATGGGGTTCTCCTCAACGCGTCGCCACGAAACCGGCGGCGCGGATGATGGGTGCGAGTTCGGCAATAAGGTCCTGTACGCTCGACAGCAGCGCGCCGGACGGCTTCGTCATGGCGAGCGACTGCCCGCCGAGCGCGACGACCGTCTTGTCCGCGCCGGATGCGAGGACGTGCCGGAGCCCGTCCCACGCGGCGTTCCAGCGCGCAAGCTTCTCCTTGTCCTT